TTGAAACGGCTAGTTTGCGCCAGTTCCCGCTGGTTCGGGCTGATTCTGGGCTGATCGGCGCTGGTTCTTGTGTGCCACGATTGGAAACCAGCATTGAAAATTATGCGGGTTCTTATGGTGATCAGGTGGCGGATTGGTCTGCCGAGTTTTTGGGTATTCCGTTTATGGATTGGCAGCGTCATATTGCACACAATTTGTTGGTGCATGATTCAAATGGTGATCTGTTGCACAGGCAAGGTTGCCTGAGTGTGGCGCGCCAAAATGGTAAATCAACATTGGCTAGTGCTGTTCTAGGTTGGTGGGCAACAGATTTTGCTAAACAGCGCGGTAAACCGCAAACAATTATTTCGTGCGCGCACAGGCTCGATCTTGCTTACGAAATGTTTTTGAAACTTGCACCAATTTTTGAATCCAAGTTTTCTGGAATTGTGTCATGGTCAATTGGCCGTAATCAGGTTGAATTCCCTGACGGTACGCGTTGGATTATTCGTGCGGCTACACCTACGGTCGGTCACGGTATGGCGGCTGTGGACTTTGTGTATGTTGACGAATTGTGGGCGGTGTCGAGTGACGCGGTTTCTTTGGGTTTGATGCCAACACAGCGCACAGCAAAATCACCGATGATGTTTATGACATCAACGGCTGGCGATGAATCCAGTGTTGAATTTCTTAAATGGCGTGAACAAGGTTTGAGAATTATTGACAGCAAAAAACAAGGCAAACTTTACTTCGCGGAATTCTCACCGAAAAATACGGTTGACCCGATGAGCGTTGAAGCGTGGCACGCGGCGAATCCTGCGATCGCTGGCGGGACAATTTCGCTTGATGTTCTTGAAGCTGAATCTGAACAACCGAATCGTGCAGCGTTCATTCGGTCATCGGTAAATCTTTGGTTGGCTAGTTCGCAAGGATGGATTTCACCCGGGGTTTGGGATGCGCTGGTCACTACTGAACCGATGCCGAATGGTGGTGTGTTAGCAGTCGAAGTAAGCCAAGACGAATCTAGATATATCGGATTGCGTGGTGCGATGAATCCGCAAGACAAATGTCAGGTCACGGTTGCATTCGTAAAGGACACGCTTCAGGATTGCATCACAGCGATTGAAAACGAGGTACGCGATCAAACCACACGGCTACTTGTGACACCAACACTTGAACTTTCAATGCCCGCCAAGCTGGTTAGTCGAATGCAGATTGTTGGCAATCGTGAACTGATCAGGTGGACAGGTCTTGCGCGTAACGCAATCATTGAAGGCAAAGTCGCACATGACGGTTCAACCCTGCTGGCACAACATGTTCAGCGGGCGGTCGCGGTCAAAGTGCAAGGCGCGGTCACGCTTTCATCAATTCGTTCGCCAGGCCCGATCGAGTTAGCGCGGGCATTGTGCTGGGTTGTGGCAATGGCTTCAAAACCTGTCACAACACGAAAACCGATGGTGTTTGTTTCAAACCGCTAATCTCTAATTGGGTGGCTGGCTGTTCACCTGCTTTCTCGGTCTGTTTGCGGCCAGCACCTATACACCTTGCGCGCTAATCGCAGTGGCATACTTTGAACATGGGTATATTTGCGACACCAAAAAATAAAGCGTTAGCGGCAGCAGGTGGCGGTAGTGCATCGTCCGCAATGATTGGCGAATACTTTACATATACGCAGGGCGAATTATTTAATCGCGCCATGTCAGTGCCCGCATACTCGCGTGCAGTCGGATTGATTAGTTCAGTTATCGGCTCAATGAAATTTGAGATGTACAACGAAATTTGGAATGAACAAACACGCGAGATGGAATGCCGATATATTGCGCCACGCAGTTGGTTACGCAGAATAAATCCTGCCACCACCAACAACTTCATGCTTTCTTGGACGGTCGCGGATCTCGTGACATTCGGCAGAGCGTTTTGGTTTATTAGTTCGCGCACAAACGATGGTTATCCAGCGTCATTCTCTCGACTACCAGCCGCCATGATTACTAGCACAGATCAAACACAAAATATCTGGTTTAGTAAAGCGTCAAATCTTTATTTCAATGGCGCTGAAATCCCTGTTGAGGATGTCGTACAATTCTTGTCAGGTAGCGAAGGCGTTGTGTACGCATCACAACGAACAATTAACACAGCAATTAAACTTGACGAAGCAGTATTCAGAAACGCATCATCAGCAATACCATCAGGAATTTTGCAGGTACAACCAAACTCGGAATCAATGAGTGCAACCGATCTGCAAGAACTCGCAGCGACATTTAATGAAGCGCGCATGACACAAACCATTGCAGCGCTATCACCTGAAGTTCACTACCAAGAATTGATGACATCGCCCGACAAAATGATGTTAGTTCAAAGTAGCGAATTCATGCAAATGCAAATCAGTCGAGTAGTTGGCGTTCCCGCGTACTTATTAAATTTATCGGTTGGCTCATACGCTTATACGAACAGTCAAGAAGCGCGTCAAGATGTTTGGACATTTGCAGCCAAGAATGTGGCCGAGTGCATCAGCCAGACATTGAGCATGAATCAAGTATTACCGAATGGCACATTTGTCAAATTTGATATTTCAGATTTTGTTGACGGTGACATCATGCCCGAACGATCAGATATGCCACAAAACGCACCAGCCAATAATGTAGGCTCAGACGCATGATCAGATTTAGTCCCACTCACTTGATCACGGTTGATGCGGCAGCGGCAGGCGAAGCGCCGCGCCGATCAATCTCTGGTGTCGCAGTCGAATGGAATCAAATTGCTGTAGTTTCATCAGGCGAAAAAGTCATGTTCATGCCAGGTTCTCTACCTGTTGACGGTCGCAGACCAAAACTTTACATGCAACACGACCCAAACCAAATTATTGGCCAGGTGACTGAGCGTGTCGACACAGGCGAAGCACTCATGTTTACTGCGTCAATATCGGCAACCGATCTCGGAAATACTGCGCTCACATTGATGAGTGATGGCACATTAAGCGAAGTCTCAGTGGGTGTCAATGTAGAAAAATTTAGTTTTGACAAACAAGGCGTGATGGTTATTGAGTCAGCCAGTTTCAACGAATTATCGGTAGTCAGTCAACCAGCGTTTGCCAGTTCAGTAATTACCGATGTGGCGGCGAGCATCCCACAAACAGAACCCGAAATCAGTAATAATGATCAACAAGTCACAGAAAAGGAATCACCAATGGAAACAGAAACCACACCAGTAGTTGAGGCAGCAGCAGCAGTTGAAAAATTGTGGGCGACACCAAAACGAGAATTCCGCATGCCATCGGCTGCCGAATACATCGTTGCAGCATGTCAAGGCGGCGAAACTTTCGCACGCATGACCGAAGGCATTAGAGCATCAGCGCCCGATGTCAACACAACCACACTTGATGGCTTGCTTCCAGTTCCAACAGTCGCACCGATTTACAACAACCTAATCGGGATGCGCCCAATTGTTGATGCAATTGGTGTTCGCGCAATGCCAACATCAGGCAAAGTATTTATTCGACCAAAAGTAACAACCAATGTTTCACAAGGCGTAGTCACACAATCCACAACGATCACTGCAGGCCAGTTCATCGTTGATGACATTCAAGTCACAAAAGGAATCTATGGCGGTTATGTAAGTTTGTCAGAAGCATCAATCGACTGGACTTCACCAGAAGTTCTTGGCGCTTTGCTTGATGACATGGCGCGCGTTTACGCAAACACAACAGACAATGTGGCTGCCGATGCGCTTGCAGCAGGTGTTTCACAAACTGCAACACTTACTGACGCAGATTCACCAGCCGATTGGATTGCATTCGTTTATGAAGCAGCAGTGACAATTCTTGAAAACTCAAACGGAAACCTGCCAACTCATCTCATCATGACACCAAGTTATTTCGCAGCGCTTGGACGATTAGTGGACGATTCGGGCAGACCGTTATTTCCAGCAGTTGGCCCGATGAACGCTTACGGTTCAGTTACACCAGGCAACATGGACGCGCTGGCATTTGGTTTGCGAGTAGTTGTAGATCGTTTCTTGCCAGCAGGCAATTTAATTGTCGCTGACGCATCAGGCTTCGAGAACTGGGAAACACCTAAAGGTGCAATCAGTATTGAAAACCCATCACAACTTTCACGCACGATCGCATGGCGCGGATACTTCGCATCAGTAATGATCGATGCAACTAAGTTCGTCAAGCGCGGCTAGTTAGGGCGGCTTCACCGCCATGACAATTTACACAGTTACTTCCAAACAATTACTAAATGACTACGCGGTTTTACAAACATTAGAAAACGCAT